TCTAGCAGAACGTGCCAGAGCAGCGGCACAAGGAGTCACTCCACAAGAACAACGGAGCTATGAGCAACAGTCGCGTGAGGGCTTTCAAGCGGCAGGGAGACTTGGTGGAAACCGCAGCATCGTCAGTGAGGCAATGGGCCGTGAGGATGTCCTTGCTCGCAAACGTGCTGAAGCAGCACAGGCTGGTGGACGCGCCTATGACGCCGCACAGGGATTTTATACTCAGCCCGGGTTGAACTTGTTGGGGCAAGCTCCGCTTTCGTATCAAGCTGGCCAACAAACTCTTGGAATGGCACTTACGGGTGGCCCAGCTTCTTCTGGTGAATTTGACTATAATGCGCCACTTGGATTCGCTCAACAACGTGCTTCCGCGATGGATGCTTATAATATGGAAAAGTTTAAAGCAGAACAGCAACAAAAAGCAGGAATGATAGGGATGCTGGGCAAGGGAATTGGCCTTCTCTCAGCCCCATTTACTGGCGGATTGTCGGCTGGGTTAGGTCTTTCTGGACTTGCTGGAGGAGCGGCTGGCGCAACTGGACTCGGCGGTCTTGGCCTGTCTGCGGGCATGGGGATGAGTAACTTTTTTGGAGGGATTCCAAAGGCTACTCCGGTTTACTAACTTCATATAATTAAAATCATGGCACTTACTGGCGGAAACATTGGATTTACAGGATACCAGCAACCAAATTACGCTGGTGTGGCTGAGGCGGCTGGTTTGCCGATGCAAGCTGTTGGTCAAGGGATTGCCCAAGCTCAGGACTACTTTAAGCAACAAGGCGAGAAGAAAAAGCTAATCAAACAAAGCGACATTCAGATCGACGCTGCTTTGAAGCTGTTTCCTGATCTTGCGCCAACGCTGCAAGGTGTGCGCGACCAAATCAAGGATGAGAATGTTTCCCTGAATGAACGTGCTGACATTGCTGAGTCTGTTGCCGGACTCATCAAAATGGGGACAAATCAGATGCAGGCCGATGCTGAATTTGGACTTCGGAAGAGGCAACTTGATATTGAAGAGGGACAAGGAATTCAATCTGCATTGATAAAGCGAGCTGAGTTGGAAGCTGAGGCTCGTAAGCCCGGACCAATTACTGATGTTAATGTTCCCGGGGGAGTAATGCAAATGAGGCCGAATCCACAAACTGGAGTGCTTGAACCAATTCAAGTTGCAGGAATCCCGCAAGGAACCGGACTTGTGAATCTTGTAAAAGGACTTGAAGGGTTCAATCCAAATGCTTATGGGGATTACAAGCAAACAAGCGTTGGGTATGGGACAAAGGGTAAAGAAGGAGAGGTCCTAACTGAAGCACAAGCGACAGACAGGCTAAATACTGAACTTTCAGGTCACGCGAAAAGAATCGAAGAGGCAGCTAAATTGAAAGGAGTAAAGCTAAATCAAAATCAATTTAATGCTCTTACCTCGTTTGATTTCAATACAGGCCGAGGGGCTGATTTAATCGCAAGGTTCGGTGATAAGCCAGAAGAATTAGTCTCCAAAATGCAGGAATATACTAAGGCTGGAGGAGAAGAACTTCCCGGGCTAGTTAAGCGAAGAGGTGTCGAAGCGGCTTTGTTCTTGACTCCAACTGAAAGCCCCGTTGGATTCAAGCCAACAAAAACAGAAAAACAAGAAACACCGATGAGTGCCGAACAAGTTCAAAGTCTCGCTATTCAAGGATTCAAGGTTAATGCCAGACCTCTTGCTGATGGTAGTTTCATGGTTAGTGGGGCAGACATTGGCGGGCAAGCTGGAGAAACAATCGAAATGCTTCCGGGTGGAGGAATGCGCATTGTGCGCGGCGGAGGGGGAGGGAAAGCTGAGGCTGCAAAAGAAGCACAAAAAGAACAATCGTTTGAAAGATCTAGGTCGATTATTGGCTCTGCCGCCAAAATACTTCCAGAAATTAAATCCGTTCTTTCAGGAAATCCTCTTATTGCTGTTGGACAAAAAGCACTTGGAGACGTCCTTCCGGCCACGGAAGTTGGCCGAATCGCGGCAGGTCTTGAAACAATCAGAGTTGTAACATCTAAAGAAGAGGTTAATAATGCGAGGGCGGCTTCTCCAACCGGAAGTGCTGGAGGAAGCATTACCGAAAAAGAATGGCCCAAGTTTGAAAATAGGTTTGGTAAAATGGAAATCGGGATGAATCCCAACGATCTTGTTTCCAATGTTCAAAAAACAGCATTGAATCAGTTTGAATCCGTCAACGGAACTCCTGAAGAAGTGGTGAAACTATTTAATGATGGTAAAATCTCCAAACCTGTATTTGACGATTACCTAAAGGAATACAAACAAACACGATCCTTACTTGGGATTACAGATACCGGGACTGGTGGGCCGGGAGACGATTGGACAAAATACAATCCAAATCTTTTGAGGTTTGATAAAGAAAAGCAAAGCCAACTCAGTCCTCAGGCGCAAGCAATGCAAGAGGAAATCGACCTATTGAAGGCCAACAAGTAATCAAATCAACATGTCAATTAAAGTAATCTCTGAGCTTGAGGGTCAAAAACAACAAGCGACTTCGGAATTCAAGCTTCTAAGCGAACAAGCGCAATCATTATTTAATTCCGGAGATCAGCTTGGTGCAGCTAAGGCAACGCAGAAGGCACAGCAGTATGTTGATTTGGTGAACAAAGCCGATCTTATTATTCGCAATCAAAAAGAAAACATTGTAAGAAAACTTGCTGATGGATCATTCTTGAGTGAAAAAGATCCAATGGAAGCTCCATTGACAACCTCTGAAGGCATTGATAACAAGCTAGCCAAAGGGTTGTCCGCAGTTATTGGCCAACCAGTAAATATGCAGTCAGAGCTTGGGTGGGAAGATCGGAAGAATCTTGCTTTTCTTACTGACCCTTCTAAAGATGAATACCTAAAAGAAAAGTATGGCGAACCAAACGTGAAGACAATGAATGTTATGGGTGCGCCAGTAAGACTAATTAACGATGGCAATGGATGGTTTCCAGTTGATCGTTATGACCTTACCTCAAAGGATTTTGCTGATGCCGTTGGTGAGATTGTTCCAATGGCTGGATCTGTTGTTGGCGGAATTGGTGGTGCAGCATTGTCAAAAACTCCTGTTGGAACATCAATCGGAAGTGCTGCTGGATATACTGCTGCAGGAACACTTCAGGATTCTCTTGCGAAAGCTGTTCTTGGTGCTGGAGAGGGATTCGGTAACTCTATTATGCGTAGGTCAACAGAAGCTATGATTGGACTTCCAATTGAATATGGTGTCACTAAAATTGGTGGTGCGCTTCTTCGTGACGTAGCAACAATGAGGAAGGGTAAGGTTTCGGAAAGAACAAAGTTAATTAACGAAGCTGGTGAGTTTCTTGCCAAGGAAGGATATCCAACAAGCTTGGCTCGATTTGCAAGTGGAAGCGTCGAAAGCCAAGAGAAAATGCTTCGCGCCGCACAGAATCTTCCAAATTCAAAGATCGGTCAAGACTTAGCTTTTGGAGCAAAACGGCTTGCAGCCTTTATGAGTGATGAGGTTCCTAGAGCTAATTTGCCAACAGTCTTATATGATGATGCGCTTAAAGCATTGAAGGCTGATCAAGATCTTTATCTAAAACAAGTCGCCATTTCAGATAATGCTACTGCTCAAATCCTAAGAAGGAGTGCTAGCGAGGAAATGCAAAGACAAATGTATAAGCCTAAAATTGACGAGGGTGCTGCTGCATTGTATTTGAAAGAATCACTTGGAAAGGGCAAGGCTGTTGCGAAAAAAGCTAAAAAGGACGTTTATGACTCCTTTTATCAAGAGGCCGATTCTCTTGTGAGCGTAAATCCAATTGAGTTGGCTGAGAGGATTGAGAGGTCATTTTATGGTGGTGCATCAAGACCAGCGGAAATTCAAAAGGTTATAAGCAACTTAAGGGCTAGGCCGCAAAATGCCAATAAGATTATTGATCTTCAAAAGCAAATTGATGGCGGGAAACTGTCGCCAGAAGCTGAGAGTATTACTCGTAGGAAAATTCAAGAACTTGAGGAAATCTCTGGTCCGCTTAGTGCGAGTCAATTGGATGAGCAGGTAAGGATTATACGGGATCAAGCTCCATCTGGTCCAGTTGCAGGTAGTGGTGCAAATGAACTCAAAAGAGCTTCAAGTAACGCAGAACGGGTTATTACGCAATTTCGTGACGATGTTTATAAGAATCAAGGACTATACGACAAGTGGTCTGATGCTACGAATAAGTATCAAAACTTTCTTGATTACACGCAAACTGATCTTTCTAAAATCCTTGAAGACAAGCTAGGGAAAACCATGACATCTGGTGCTGTTATGAAAGCCGCTTTCAAGTCGCCAGAAGACGCAAAATTGATTCTTTCAACAATTAAAAGGGACGATCCCAAAAACTTTCCAGCATTTAAGCGTTCAATGCAAGAATCCTACATGAACAGGATTGGTCTAAATGGTAAGCAACTAGGATCTAGCGACGGATTTGATTTTGACGAAAGAATCGTAAAAGAACTTTTTGGTTCTGAAAATGGAGTCAAGGGACAACAAATGGTCAACAAGCTAATAGATTTGCAGTCTTACTTCAAAGCTCAAAAGCTCGATCCGTCTAAGATTACGTTTGATGACTTAAAGCAACTAGAAGGAGTTATGTCTCAAGATGCAGTTAAAGAAATGAAGTTCTACATTGCTAATAGAGTTTCAAATCAGCAACACGCCGAAAAACTTGGGCGTAACGTTTTGATTAAGGACGTTTTAAATGGACACAAAGAATCGATTACTAGAGGAGAATTTCCTAGAGCATTGTATGATGCTGAACCGACACAGGTGAAAAAGGTGTTTTCTAAACTTAATCCAGCTGAACAAAAGGCAACTCGAGAAGATTTCGCTGAATACGTATTTTCTCGTTATCCCGGTGATCCTGATTCAACGGTAATGAGATTGCAGCTTTGGGATGGTGATCATTTTCTCAAAGACATTGCAGCAAATCCTAAGCTAAAACAAAACATGGAGATTGCTCTTGGTGAAGACTTTGTTAATAGAATGACCGCTGCTTCTCGTCTCACTGAGGCAACTCAAACAGTGTCAAAGGGGGCTAGTATCAAGCCAACTGGTGTTGCTACTCCAAAAGAAGCTCGCTTCTTCGTTCCTATTGGCCCAATTATGAATTCCATTGGAACTCGGGCGACTGCTGCAATGTATAGAGCTGGATCATTGTTTCCGCTTCTTGGAAAGATGGCTCAGAAGGAACTTACTCAAGAGCAGTTCCAAAAAGAAACGTCAAAAGCGCTAGGCACGGCGTTGCTCACGGCAAATGGAATTCAAGCCACATTACAGACTGGCAAGTATGATCCCGAATGGTCGCGTCGTCTTGGACAAACACTTGGGACGGCATCAAAAGATTCGATTGATTACGCAAAAGCATTTGGATACGGAACACGCTTTTAATGAAGAGCATTGCTTTTCAGTAAATTAAAGGTTAAAAAATCAAAGTGACGCCGGAACCATTACCAATTGATCCAAACGAAAAGCTAAAAGCGGAATACGTTGACGAACGAGAAGACAAGTCCGCTTGGTTTCTTGAGGTCAAAGAGCGTGCAAAGCATTCTCCGGGCAACTGCGTCGAACACTATGCGCCAAACAAGGCCGCAATGGCCTTGTGGCTGGCCGCACAAGGCGCGAGGATAACCGACATCCAGAAGAAGACAGGACTCGGTAGGGAGACCATCAGGGGCCTGCAATGGCGTCACAACGATACGCTGGAGACAAAGCGCAAGGAGTTCTCGATGAGATACGCCATTGCGGCTCAGGATTATACTGATTTGCTCTTTGAACGTTCCCAACAACTGTTTGATAATCCAGAAGAGCTTGCCAAGATTAGCCCTGACAAGCTCGCTGTAACGGTGGGCATCCTAACCGACAAAGCAGCGCAACTTACTGGCATGGCTACTACCGTGGTTGAGCACCGAAAAGGAGCTAGTCTAGACGATGCCGCTAAAATGATTTCCGATGCGAAGTCGAGAATCG